CTGGTGAGCGCACAGAACCGCCAACGCCTGTATTGGGTGGGCAGACGGAACCCGGACGGCACATACAGCCAGGTGGCGGTGGAGCAGCCGGTGGACCGTGGGATCCTCCTGCGCGATATTCTGGAAAGTGGTGTCTGCTGGAAAGAAAAAGGGTATGCCCTGCTGTCCACAACTGGCGGAACAACGGCAGACGACATGGTTTCCAGACACCAGCGGAATGGTGCGGCGGAACCTGTTGCCATTAAGCCGCTGACCGAAAAAGAAATGGATTATATGGTGCGCGAAACCAAGGACGGGCGGAACCATTTTGATTTCGATTATTTCCACGACGCAACGCAGGAAAAAAGCGCCTGCGTGACGGCGAACCTCCATAAGGGCGTCCCGTATAACGTTCTGGTGGAGCCGATGAGGATCGGCACCATTGAGAACGACGCAAAGAACCAGACTTTTGACAGCCAGCAATACCGTGTTTACAGCTCGGACGCCAAAAGCGTAACCCTCTGCGGGAATGGCGGAGGATTGGGAGCCAAAACGGGCCTTTATGCAACGCCGGTCGGCGGCCCGGATGGGAAAGCGTGGCCCGTATACGAAGTCCGCGACGGCTTTATCACCATTAAGGGCAAGCGATACCCGATTAAACTGCGAGACGGTTTTTACATCATTCGCAAGCTGACCGTGACGGAATGTAAACGCCTCCAGACCGTGCCGGACACATACGCCTTTCCCGTCAGCGACACCCAGGCGTATAAAATGCTGGGCAACGGCTGGACCGTGGACGTGATTGCCCACATTATGAGCCATTTTACCGGGCTGACGGAGGAGCCGGTGGAAGTACTGTCGATGTACGACGGTATGAGCTGCGGCCATATTGCGCTGGACAAGCTGGGGGCGCAGATCACCGCCTACTATGCGACCGAGATCGACAAATACGCCATCCAGACCACGCAGCACAATTTCCCGGACACCGTGCAGCTGGGCGACGCGTTTCAGGTGCGGAATGAGTCGTGGAGCGTTGCCCAGGCCATGGCGGAGCAGTGGGGAGAATTGGAGGTTGAATGATGGAAAATGTTAATTGCCTGCGTTGCCGCTTTAGACATGAGGACAACGGGAACTGTACTGCGGTCGGCGGGTTCTGCACGGCGGTTGCGGCTGCCCACTGCCCGCTGCTGCGGGAATATTTGGACACGGGACTTACGCCGGAGGAGTTCAACGCCTATTGGGTGTTTTTGGAGGACATGATCGGTGAGCAGAAAGCCAGCGAGGCACTGGACAGGTTCCGCCAGATGGTCAAGGTCGACAGGGACGGGCGGCTGGTGGTACTGCCGTGCAAGGTGGGCGATACGGTGTGGGCTATTCTGGACGACAAAAAGTATGCCTGCAAATGCATGGTTGAGTTTGTAAATATCGGCGGTCTTGGACCAACCTTTGTGCTTCGCAAGGTAGACGGTTTGTGCGAACAGTATGGCGTTACTTCTGCCTCGTTTGGCAACACCGTATTCCTGACCCGCGAGGAGGCGGAGAAAGCATTGGAGGTGACGAAGGATGGCTGAATTAAAGCCTTGCCCGTTTTGCGGGGCGGAAGCTAAGCCGATGGGTGAGATTGTAAAAACTTCGATTTGCGGAGAATGGAAGCATTGGTATAACGGGTGCGTTCTTTCTGGTTTTGTGATTAGGGCAAACAAGATCGAAGCGTGGAACAGGAGGGCTGAGAATGGCTGAATACATCAAGCGAGAAACAGCGGTAAAGATAGCTAAAAAGTATGACCTCACCAGCGGCTTTGTGCTGAGACGGCATACAGGGATAGCGGATTGCATTGTAAGAGAAATAATTTCAATCCCCGCCGCAGACGTTGCGCCGGTGGTACACGCTCAGTGGGAAGAAACAGATTTGGTGGAGGTCGATTCCCATGGCGAGACCTATCGGATCCAGAACGCAGGATTACGATGCCCCTGGTGTATGTGTGCCTTTGACAAAAAGCTCCTGTGGCGGAGAAGCTACTGCCCCAACTGCGGCGCGAAGATGGACGGAGGTGCTGACAATGGCGGAATACATTGAGCGGGAAGCGCTCATTGCCAAATTCAAGCAAATGGAGCTTGGCGAACATGGTTTGGTAGAAAGACTATTTGCGGATGGAGTATATGCTGTCATCGCAGCGTTTCCCTCCGCCGACGTGGCCCCGGTGGTGCATGGGCGGTGGGAACAAGACGCAGATGGCGATTGGTATTGCACAAACTGTGATGAGGTTGTTGCTATCTGCGAAAGCGGCAGAGAACGAACTTATCGCAAGCCATACTGCCCCAACTGCGGGGCCAAGATGGACGGAGGTTCAGACCATTTACTACAAACAGTTTTCTTCGGTTAAGATCGACATGGCCTGCCACTACATGCTGGACACGGGGCTGGCCAGAGTGAGGGAGGGGGACAAGTGCTACTCCAGGCTGACCTTAAAGCAGGCAAAAAAGCGGGGCTTTGACGCGCCCCTGACGCAGAGATGAGAAAAGAGCGTACCCAGAGGTGGGTGCGCTCTTTTTTCTGTGTCAAGGGCAAAAAAGAAAAACCGGGCAAGTTTGTCCGTGTTTTTTTCTTTAACCAGCTGAGACAATAGACGCGGCGGGAGCCCCGACCGCCCAAAACCTCCTGTGACCTGCGGTGCGCCACCGTGCCGCAGGGCATATGCAGACATAGCTCAGATGGAGATGAGCCGCCGGTTTACTTGCATCGGGATAAGGGTCGCGGGTTCGAGTCCCGCTGTCTGCGCCAGAGGCCGGGTCGCGCCCGGACAATGTGAGACCGTTGTCGTCATGGCTTACACGGAAATGACAATGCTCGCTGAAAACTGCGCTTGTCCTGATGCGTCAAGACCGGTTTGACCTGACGGAATAGGGGCTACGACTTTTCGGAGCGTAGTTGCCGGTAGCGTGTGACAATCTAAGCGGGAAAGACGACCAATATGCGGCATAGGTGCCCCGTAAGGGGAGACCACAGCGAGTGACGGGGACTTTCCCTGAAGTGCTAAAGCAGGGCAGGACTGCAATGCCGTACCATCCCGGCCAGCGGGCGAGGAAGCGCGAGAAGTTAAGTGCATACAAGCTGTGGCCACAGCGGCGGACAGTTAATCCGCAAAAACAGTGTGCGGCTGATGAAAAGGCGCAGCGTAGCCGGGAGCCGATATGCAGATTTAGTATTCTGGAAGAGACGTTTCTCGGTAGGCGATGATACGCTGAAAGATGAGAGAAGAGTTCAGTTCGATTCTGAAAATCTGCGCCAAGTCGCTTGATCCGTGTATGGAGCGGCGAGAAATAACACGGTTGCCGGGGAGCGTGCCGCCCGTCCGGCGGAAAAGGCGGCTTGAAACGGGAAATGTGCGGCCCCTCTGGGGCGGGTAGATCTGCTGCAGTGGAGCCAGGGGCGGGGGCCGGCAGCAAAAACAGGAGGGAGTATGGAAGTCACGAAGCGGCGGCTTGCGGACATTGTTCCGTATGCGGCCAACGCAAAGAAGCACGACAAGAGGCAAATCAACAATGTTGCGGAGAGTATAAAGCAATACGGCTTTGTGCAGCCGATTGTGATTGACCGTGACGGTGTGATTGTAATCGGCCACTGTCGCGCTATGGCGGCGAAGAAGTTGGGCATGGAAGAAGTGCCGTGCGTGTGCGTGGACGATCTGACACCTGAGCAGGTGAACGCCCTTCGGCTGGTGGATAACAAGAGCAACGAGAGCGACTGGGACCTTGACCTGCTGGCGGATGAATTGCCTGGTCTTGACCTGTCGGCGTTTGACTTTGATTGGGGGCTGCGTGATGAACTCGACACGTCAGTTGTAGAGGACAACTACGATCCTGTTTTACCGGCAGAGCCGAAGAGCAAACTTGGCGATGTGTACCAGCTTGGAGACCATCGCCTTATGTGCGGAGATAGCACGTCTTTGACAGACGTACAGAAGCTCGTAGGGGGGGCACAAATGGATTTGTTGCTCACAGACCCTCCGTACAATGTGGACTATCAGGGCACCGCCGGTAAAATCAAGAACGATAACATGGAAGATGCAGCCTTTAGGCAGTTTCTGACGGATGCTTTCTCCAATGCGGCGATGGTCATGAAACCAGGCGCTCCGTTCTACATCTGGCATGCAGACAGTGAGGGGTATAACTTCCGTGGTGCGTGTAAAGATTCGATGCTGCGCGTCCGGCAGTGCCTGATTTGGGTAAAGAATTCCCTCGTAATGGGGAGGCAGGATTTCCAGTGGAAACATGAACCTTGCCTGTACGGCGAGAGTGAGATTGAAGAGGATGCACACGAACCCTGCCTGTACGGATGGACGGAAGGGAAGAAGCATTATTTCTTCAAGAACCGAAGGCAGACTACCGTCCTGAATTTTGATAAGCCTGTAAAATCTGCGGAGCATCCGACCATGAAGCCGATTAAGCTGTTTGATTACCAGATGCAGTGTTCCAGTAAGCCAGGAGAGAATGTTCTTGACCTGTTCGCTGGCTCCGGCACAACGATCATGGCAGCGGAGCAGAACGGCAGACATGCTTTCTGCATGGAGTACGACCCGAAGTACGCAGATGTTATCGTTGACCGGTGGGAGAAGTTCACAGGAGAAAAGGCGGTGCTTTTGCATGACGATTGAAGAAGCACAGGCGATCATTGCCAAAACAAGCAGCCCGCACTTAAAGCGAGATATGGAGAAGTTTATTAAACGACAGCAGAGAAAGGAGGGCGCGTATGGCAAGGCCAAGAAAGGAAATAGATCAGAAGCAGTTCGAGAACCTCTGCGGCCTGCAATGCACGCTTGAGGAAATCTGCGGTTGGTTTGGTGTGACTGATAAAACACTGGATAGTTGGTGTAAACGCACCTATCACGCCAGTTTTTCCGAGGTATTTAAACAAAAGCGCGGCGCTGGGAAAATTTCGCTGCGTCGGAGCCAGTGGCAGCTTGCGGCAAAGAACGCAAGCATGGCTATTTGGCTGGGGAAACAGTACCTTGGGCAGCGTGACGTTGTGGAGCTTGGCTTGCCGACGGACAACACACAGGAGGACGCTTTGAGCGTGAGCCTGCGTGAAATGGCAGAAGGGTTGGAGAGCGATGATTAGCCCGAAACAGAAGAAGATCCTTGCTTTCCCTTATTCTAAGTATGACGCGCTGATTTGCGACGGTGCTGTGCGTTCCGGTAAAACCTCCATTATGATGTGGGCTTTCGTCCGCTGGGCGATGGAGAATTTCAGCGGTCAGCGTTTCGGCGTGTGTGGCCGCACGGTAGATAGTTGCACAAAGAACATCATCGTACCGTTTACCGCGATGAGCCTTGCCAAGGAGCGCTATATCATCCGCTGGCGGCGCGGTGATAAGGTGATGGAAGTACGGCGCGGAGCCGTGACGAATTACTTTGAAGTGTTCGGCGGCAAGGACGAGGCAAGCTATACACTGATCCAAGGCCGCACCCTGGCCGGCGTGCTGCTGGATGAGGTAGTGCTGATGCCGCGCTCGTTCGTGGAACAGGCGCTTGCACGTTGCTCTGTAGACGGTGCAAAGCTGTGGTTCTCTTGCAACCCTGGAAGCCCGCACCACTGGTTCTACCAGGAGTGGATTAAGCGGCATCGTGAGCGGAATACGCTGTATCTCCATTTCGAGATGACTGACAACCCCGGCCTGAGCGAAAGAACGCTTGAGCGCTACGCGAATATGTATGCTGGTATCTTTTATGACCGCTATGTTCGCGGACTGTGGGTGGCAGCGGAAGGTGTCGTATACAAGGATTTCGCCAACAACACCGAGAAATACTTGATTGGGGATCCCTTGGAGTGGGCCGAGCAGAACGGGACCAGGTTTTCGATCATTTCTATTGGCGTTGACTTCGGCGGAACAAAATCCGCGACGAAGTTTCAGGCAACCGGAATCACGAAGGACTATCGTGTGGTCGCACTGGAAGAGGAATACATTAAGAACGAAGAGATTGACCCTGACGCGCTGAACCAGCGCTTTGCTACGTTTGCCCAGATGGTGACGGCAAAGTATGGATACAGCCAGACACGGGCAGACAGCGCGGAAACAGTTCTGATCCGTGGGTTAGATCATACCGCGCAAAAAATGCACCTTGGCACGCAGGTTAAGAACGCGCTGAAAATGCAAATCACAGATAGAATCCGGTTGGCGGTGCTGCTCATGAAGCAGGGCCGGTTCAAGGTTTCGCGGAGCTGCCCTCACCTGATCGATGCGCTGCAAACCGCAATTTATGATCCTGATAAGTTTGAGGACGAGCGCCTTGACGATGGAACGTCCGACATTGACAGCCTTGACGCCTTTGAGTACAGCATTGAGCCTTATTACAAAGACCTGGAACGTGCCGGTCACATGATGGGACGGTGAAAAAGTGAATATTCGTAGAGCATTAAAGGATCTCGGGTTTGACACGGTCGACAGCAAATTTTACTCTCTGATCGACCTTTGGAACGCATGGTATAAGGGAAACGTTGAAGATTTCCACAGCTATACGGTGTGGAATGGCATTGAAGAGTTGGAGTGCCATAGGTATTCGGTGGGAATGGGAAAGAAAGTCTGCGAGGATTGGGCCAACCTCCTAATGAACGAGCGAGTCAACATCACGCTTGAAGGCAAACAGGAGCAGGAATTTATCGATACTGTTTTTGCCGACAACAACTGGGAGGTCAAGGCTAACGAATCGCAGGAGCGCAAAGCGGCAGTAGGAACCGTTGCGTATGTGCCGGTGATGGAAGGCATGGGAATTAATCCAGATACGGCAGAGATCGTTGATTCTGGGCGTATTCGCATTAACTACGTTAGTGCTGGGAACATCTACCCGCTGACGTGGGATAACGGCGTTATCCGTGAGTGTGCGTTCGCGTCCACCAGAAAGGTCGATGACAAGGAATATACTTACATCCAAGTGCACAGGCTGCGCAACGGCGAGTATGACATTGAGAACCATCTGTATGATGCAGAGGAAGTCCTGCTGGCCAGCGTGAAGGGGTTTGAGACAATTCCTCCGGTAATCCATACCGGCATCGACAAGTCGCAGTTTGTGATCGACCGGCTGAACATTGCAAACTCCGACGAAAATAACCCGCTTGGCGTGGCTGTGTTTGCCCACGCCATCGACCAGCTTAAAAGCGTTGATATTACCTATGACAGCTATGTGAATGAATTTGTCCTTGGAAAGAAGCGCATTGTGGTACAGCCAGAGGCCACCAAGAGCATTGACGGCCGACCGGTGTTCGATAAGCGTGAGACCGTTTATTATGTGCTGCCGGAGGACAGAGGCGGAAACGGCAACATCTTACAGCAGGTCGATATGTCGTTGCGGACGGCGGAGTTTAACACCGGTATGCAAGATATGTTGAACATCCTGTCCAGCAAGTGCGGATTCGGAGAGAACCATTACAAGTTCAATCAGGGCAGCATCGCGACTGCAACGCAGGTCATCAGTGAAAATAGCACTATGTTCCGAACGATTAAGAAGCACGAAATTCTGATCGAGCAAGCAATCAAGGAGCTGTGCAGGGCATTGCTTCGCATGGGCAATCGGTACATGGGTGCATCCCTCAACGAGGACGTACAGATTTCCATCGACTTTGACGATTCTATCATTGAGGACAAGGGGCAGGACTTCAACCGTGATGTGCAGCTTCTTAACGCTGGCATCATGAACGATTGGGAATTCCGCATGCGCTGGATGAACGAGGACGAGGCGACCGCAAAGGCGGCGCTACCAAAGATGCAGGACATGACCACGGAGCAGCAACAGGAGGTGGAGTAATGGGCTATGGAGAAAACCCCGGTACTTTTTGGGTAAACATTGGCACAGATGAAAACCCTAATTGGGTAGTTTTGGGCCATGTAAGATGAGCAAGTATCCATTCTCCCCTGAACTGCTGGATCTAACAAACGCAAAGAAAATTACCGACTCAGTCTTAAAATCTCAAATACAAAGAATTTACAAAGATAAAGAAACAGCGTTTGTTGATACGATTATCGTTGTTCGCAATGGGGATATTGTTGTTGTTGTAAAAAAGGCGTGAAAAAAGAACCGACACGCCATCACACCGCGCAGAGCGCGGATAAATCCGACAACGACCGGTTCTCTTGATTAGGTTATACCACGCTTCCATGAAAAATGCAAGAAAGAATCGCAATTATTTTCAGGTAAAACCCGCGAGGTACAGCGGTTTTTATACAATCTATCGCCGCGACGGACTGCGGACAAGGGAAAGGAAGATAGAAAATGGCACTTACACGCAAACTTTTGAAGGGTATGGGTCTTACCGACGAACAGGTGGACACCATCATCGAAGCGCATACCGATACCGTGGACGGCCTGAAAGCGGACGTGAACCGCTACAAGGTTGATGCGGAGAAGCTGCCCGGCGTCCAGAAGCAGTTGGATGACCTCAAGGCGGCAGGTGACGGCGGATATAAGGAGAAGTACGAAAAAGAACATTCGGATTTTGAAGCTTATAAATCCGGTGTCACTGCAAAGGAAAGCAAGGCGGCGAAAGAAAAGGCCGTGCGTGCTTACTTTGAAAGCAAAAACATCACCGGCGCGAATCTCGATCTTGCGATGCGCGGATGTGGCGAAGAAATGGCCGCGTTGGAGCTGGACGGCGAGAAAATCAAGGATACCAAGAGCCTTGATGCTCTCGTAGATGGCACCTATAAGGGCCTTGTATCTAAGCCTGCTATTCGCGTTGATATGGGTGGACGGCTCAATGAAGGCGGGAAACCAATGACAAAGGACGAGATCATGCAAATCACAGACAGAGCAGAGCGGCGTGCTGCAATCGCTGCAAATATGGATTTGTTTAGAAAGGAAGAATGAAAATGGCTGTTGATCCTAAGCTGATTAAGAAGGAAGATCTTGCTCGTGTTCGCGAGATCGAGTTCACCGAAATGTTCGGCTACTCCATCAAAAAGCTGATGGAGGCTCTGGGTGTTACCCGTAAGTTTGCCAAGCAGGCCGGTACTGTGCTCAAGAGCTACAAGGCAACCGGCACTTTGGAGGACGGCGCTGTGGCCGAGGGCGATACCATCCCCCTGAGCAAGTACAAGACCGAAGCCGTGAACTATAAGGAGATCACCTTGAAGAAGTGGCGCAAGGCCACCTCTGCCGAGGCAATCACTGATCGCGGCTACGATCAGGCCGTCGAAATGACCACCGATGAAATGCTGAAGGACGTGCAGAAGGGCATCCGCAAGGACTTCTTCGACTTCCTTGCAACTGGTTCCGGAACGGCATCTGGTGCGACCTTCCAGGCTACCCTTGCACAGGCATGGGGCCAGCTGCAGGTGCTGTTCGAGGACGACGAGATCGGCGCAGTTTATTTCATGAACCCGCTGGACGTTGCGGACTATCTCGCAACTGCCAACATCACCCTGCAGACCGCTTTCGGCATGACCTATGTCGAGAACTTCATCGGTCTGGGCACTGTGATTCTGAACTCCAGCGTCCCCAAGGGCAAGATTTACGCCACCGCTAAGGACAACATCGTCCTGTACTACATCCCCGTGAACGGCGCTGATCTGGGCGAGGTGTTTGACTTTGTCACCGACGCAACCGGCTACATCGGTATCCACGAGGAGCCTGATTACACTAACATGACTGCGTCTGATACCGTTATTAACGGTATGGCGCTGTTTGCCGAGCGCATCGATGGCGTGGTTGTTGGCACTATTACCCCGGCAGTGGGGGGCTGACCGAACTGCTGAGTGAGCCTGACCCTGAATCCCCGGCTTTCTCCGACATGACAAAAGCGCAGTTGCTTGATTATGCCGGAGAAAACGGGGTGGATGGGGTCAGCAGTTCCATGAAGAAGGCTGAAATAATAGCAGTATTGGAAGGAGCTGATACGGATGGCATACGCTGATTATACATACTACTCCGGTACCTACATGGGCGCTGTGAGCGAGGGGGATTTTCCGCGTCTGGCTGTTCGGGCCAGCTCCTTCCTTGATTATTACACGCAGAACCGAGCCAAGGACAACGCGGAGCTGGATGCGGTAAAGATGTGCTGCTGTGCGCTGGTTGACAAGTACGCGGTTATCGAAGCCGCGCAGGCGCTTGCCATGAAGAACCTTGCAACTGCTGCCGCTAATGACGCAGAAGTCAAAAGCGAAACGGTGGGCGGTTATTCCCGCACACTGGCGACCGGCGGCGAATCTGCCACTGCTGCGCTGAACGCTACGGATGGAGCAAGAAAGCTGCTTGCAGAGACCTGCATGGAGTATCTCGCCCATACCGGCTTGCTGTACAGAGGGAGGGGGTGCTGGCCATGTACGCCCCCCACACTGTAACGATCTACAATTCGGTCAAAGAAACCGACAAGGAGACGTTTCAGGAAACGCAAAAACTGTATGTGACCGTACTCCGTGGCGTGATGCTGCAAGCGTCTAAGGCGGTTAACGTGCGCGAGAGCGGCCTTGTTGGAGCGGATGCGGTTGACCTTTACATTCCATTTAACGTGGAAGCTGTGGACGGCTTTACCGGCAAGGTGAAAACCTATGCCGGTCCGCAGCGGTTTTACGCCGCAGAGGACAAATCCGATCTGTGGACGCTTTCTGTCAAAGGCAATGGTGGGACAACGTTTTTTATCAAAGGCGAGTTTGTGACGGACAATGAAACTGTGGCGCTGGCTCAAGACAACTGCTATACCGTGACCAAGGTTGATGAAAAGGATTTCGGCAGCGTTGATATGCAGCACTGGCAGGTCGGAGGCGTGTGATATGGCGTTGAAGTTCTCCGTTCATACGGATGGCATGGACGCTGTAAAAGAGGCCATTTCTAAGGGCTGTGATCGCGCAGGACACGTTCTGGCGGTGCAGGTCTCAAAAGATACCACCCCATTCGTGCCCATGCTCACAGGCTCTCTAAGGGCCCGTACAAGGGTAACGGGAAACACGGTTGTTTATCCCGGGCCGTATGCCAGGTATTTGTACTACGGCAAGCTGTACGTTGATCCGCTGACCGGGAGCTCTTATGCGCGGAAGGGCGTTACGAAGGTTCCGGCAGTGCCGGAGAAAGATTTGATTTTCCACAGAACCGGGACCTGTTCCCATTGGTTTGAAGCATCCAAGGCGCAGAACATGGAGAAGTGGGTGCGTGTAGCAGAAAAGGCGGTGAAGCGTGATCTCTAAAGAAAAACATGTGATGCTTGCGTCCAGCAGCGAAAAGGCGGATCTTGACCGCCTGATGCTGATTTGGGCGAACCGTTTTCCCGGTATCCCGGAGAATGTAGACCTTATCAAGTACGAGTATTTCGCGGCGAAAACGGTAGGTATGGCGCTTTCCTCCGTGCAGGGTGCTGTTATCACCAAGAAGTATATCTGCGGTGGGTATCAGGCGGAATATTCGTTTGAAGTCCATTACCAAATTGAGCCGCCCGGAACAAGCGACGACAAGCGCTTGAAAGCAGTCGAAACGCTGAACAAATTCGCGGATTGGGCGCAGACACAGCGCCCGAACATCGGAGAGGGCAGGCGTGCCCTCCGCGTTGAGACGTCTGCGTTTGCATCGTATCTCGGCGCGACAAGCGACCAATACGAGGACTACATGGTCCCGCTAAAACTGATTTACGAGGTGAATGTATAATGGCAGATTTAACTTTTGCGACGCCCGAAGGTCAGACCATTGACCGAGAGCTTTTGATCGCGTATCTAAATACCGGCTCTAAGGAAGCTCCCACTTGGAGCGCCATCGGTAAGCGCGTGGAGGATTCCAGCGAAGAGATGGACTGGGGTCAGGAGAGCAAACAGGACATCCTGGGCAACACCTTCACCACCATGAAGAAGCCCGTTATTTCCCAGACCTTTGATCCCATCCCTATGGATTCTGGTGACGCTGCTGCGGTGAAGATGTGGAACCTTGCCGTCAAGGATCATGACGCGCAGGCTCTTGCCAATCAGGATATGATGATTGGACACTTCTACGCTACGTCCGGTGAGGCAAAGTTTGCCGAGCGGTATGATTCCTGTGCTATTGCCGTGACGGGCATCGGCGGCGACGGCGGCGGTACGCTCAACATCACGAGTGAGATCACCTACGGCGGCAATCGTACGCTGGGCACCATTACCAAGGATACCAGTGGCGTGACCTTTACGGCAGGGGCTTAAAAACAAAGGGGCGGGCGCAAACCCGCCCCAATTTCGGAGGCTATTATGAAAGACCTGATTTTCGATACCGGTTTAGTTACCTACAACATCAACGGAAAATGCGAATTCTCTTTTAACCCCACCGACAGCGCCTTTGTGGAAAAGCTGTTTAATGCCTTTGATATCCTCGACAAGAAGCAGGATGCGTACAAGGCAGAGGTGGAAAAGACCGCCAACAAGCGGGAAGTTTTTGAAACCGCCCGGAAGATGGACGAGGAAATGCGCGAGATCATCAACGATGTGTTCGGCTTTGACATTTGCTCTGCCCTGTTTGGCGAGATGAACGTATATGCGCTGGCGGACGGCCTGCCTGTGTGGGCGAACCTGATGCTTGCCATCATGGATGAGGTTGACACCACCTTTGCCCGTGAGCAGAAAGCCACCAATCCCCGCGTGAGCAAGTATACGAAGAAGTACCACAAATGAGGTACGATCTGCCGACTGCCGTAGAGGTAAACGGCACTGAGTACCAGATACGCTCTGACTATCGCGATATACTGACGATCATTGAGGCACTGTCTGACGCTGAGTTGTCGGAGGAAGAAAAGGCCGAGGCCATGCTTGACATTTTCTATCCAGACTTTGCGGAAATGCCGCAGAGCGACTACGAGGAAGCGATCAAGCAATGCGCAAAATTCATCAACTGCGGCGAAGATCAGCGTGAGGAAAAGCGTGGGCCGAAGCTGATGGATTGGCAGCAGGACTTTCCCCTGATCGTTGCCCCAGTCAACCGCGTTCTGGGACAAGAAGTCAGATCTGTTGAGTATCTGCACTGGTGGACGTGGGTATCCGCGTATCAGGAAATCGGGGATTGCACCTTTGCCCAGGTTGTGGGAATCCGCAATAAAAAGGCAAAGGGGAAGAAACTGGATAAAAGCGAACAGGAGTTTTACAAGCAGAACCGGCACCTGGTTGACTTCAAGCGGCAGTATACGGAACAGGACGAGGACGTTATCAGCAAATGGATATGAAAACCGCCCTCCAAAGAGGGCGGCAGGTGCATTAAATGTTTTTCATAGCTTTTGCGATTTCTTTCGCCTGTTGACGCATGGCATCGGATTTGTTTTGCTCCATAGCCGAAATTACGGAGTCTCTGAAAACGCCAGGTGACTTTGTACTTGTAAACAAAAACCGATCAGATGAAGTGTCAATTTGCAATGCTCCATATTTATACTCTCGCCATGACGATTTTACAGACACACCGTTTATCTTGTTAATTGGCACATCTACTGAAATCTTTTTCGGTACTGAAACGCGAACAATGAGGCGTTTGTTTGTCAAAACAACATGGTTCATGGTCAGCCTGAAAATTTCGTATAAGACCGGGAATGCAAAGACCCAAGGGACAAAAAACCATACGTCCTCCATTTGCATTAAAGAAGCCTTGCACACGGCGAACACAAATAAAATGCACCACGATATAAGTGGGATACATGAAAATTTGAGCGTGTCGAGAACTTCTTCGCCCGGCAAAAGAACTACTGTTTGCTTTTTTCGCATGGAAGGCTCCATTTTCTTTGTTGGCGTCGAAAAATCCCAATCACATCTTTCGATTTTCCGTTTGTAGTATGAAATTTCTTTTCTTGAGTAGTCATAGCCTGGTAAATCGTTGATGTATTTTGCAATGAGTTTAATATCTGCGCTTGAGTAATTTGTGCATTTTTTTAAGTATGCGGAGATTTCAAAAGCTGAAAGATACACGGTTGCTACAATGTTGACGTCAATTTTATTCTCGTTTTTATCAAATAAATTACTACACATTTGTGTGACATGATCTTCCATTGATACCAACTCCTTTTATCAAGTATAACATAAAATGCATAAAAAGCAAGGGAAAGAAGGCGATTGCATGGCAGATGGCTCCATCATCATAAAAACGGACATTGATGATAAGCAGGCACAAAACGAACTAAACCGGCTTACTAAAAAAATAGATTCGCTTAATGAAAAAATCAGCGATAAAAAGCAGCAGGCAATGCCACTCGTGGAGCAATCAAGGCAGATTGCCGCAAACCTTGATGAAGCTAAATCTAAACTGTCGCAAATGAAAAGCGGAAACGAATTTTTTACATCAAGTGCGATTAAAGACCAGGAACAAACCGTGGCAACGATGCAAAAAGAATGGGATGGTGTGCAAAAAAGGGTTGAGGCTGTAGATGCGTCCCTTGCCAAGGATACCAGAAGCCTTGGACGAATGAGCAACCGGGCGGGAGAACTTTCTGCGCAGATTGCTGGCGCAAGTAAGAGTTCTACTGCGCTGGCCGCTGCAAGTAAAAAAGCAGACAAATATATGGATCGGTTTTCTCGCAGAGTAAAAGGGCTTGTCCGTCGCGTGTTCGTGTTTGGCTTAATTGTGCAAGGACTCCGCTCCGTGCGCGAGTGGCTCGGGAAGGCGGTTAAAACCAACGATCAGGCTACAAAAGCGCTATCGCGATTAAAAGGTGCTTTGCTAACACTCGCACAGCCGTTTGTGAATGTTTTGCTTCCGGCGTTTACATCATTTGTGAATTTGCTAACCCAATTTGTGACTGCTATGGCAAAAATTACAGCGGTTTTGTTTGGGTCGACGATTGACCAAACAAAAAAAGAAGCAGAGAACCTTTACAAAGAATCGGACGCTTTAGACGAAACGGGCAAATCTGCAAAAAAGGCTGGCAAAGCGCTTGCCTCATTTGATGAGATTAATAAATTAGGCGGAGACAATAAGGAAAAAACAGAACCGGACTTTAATTTTTCTGAAAATGAAAATTGGCTCGATAAAATGCTTGGAAGCGCAGCGGAAAAAGTTGCAAGCGCTTTGATCTTAGCGGGCATTGCCTTTATTGCCATCGGCGCATCGGTTGGGAGTATTAAGATGGTTATAACTGAATTGCTTCTCATTGGCGCCGGGCTTTTTGTCGCAGAGGAAACCGGAGTTTTGCAATCCTGGGTGGATACACTTGGTCTCAATAATGTTGCGGAATTTATTGTGACGGCTGTAATTCTTGCTGGCATTGCAATGGTCGCCATCGGCGCGGCAACCGGAAACATCCTTCTTGTGATTGCTGGACTTTTGCTGATTGGCCTTGCCGTTCTTTATGCAAAAAACAGCGGAATGATGGATGATTGGGCAGAAACGCTTGGGCTTAATCGCGCTGCATCTTTTATTACGGCAGCATTGTTGATCGCTGGCTTTGCGTTAATCGCCATTGGTGCGGCTACCGGTAATATTCTAATGGTGGTTGCCGGAATTGCTTTAATAGCTACTGGCATTTATGTTGGCGTAAAAAGCGGAACGTTTACAGACTGGGCAAGCGCGCTCAAATTAGATTCGGCTTTTGGATATGTGACAGCAGCTATGCAAATCGCCGGAATCGCTATGATTGCCATCGGCGCGGCAATGGGAAACATTGTGATCGTACTTGCGGGTGTGGCGCTATTAGGGTTTGGCATTGCGGCAGAAGTCATTGGGCAAGAAAGGCTTGAAGCATGGTGGGAAAAGTTAAAGCTGACCTCCGTTGCACAGTGGATATCTGTTGCGCTTCTTCTTGGCGGTATTGCATTGGTCGCATTTGCGGCGGCTACGGCGAACCCGATTCTTTTGGCAGTTGGACTTGGCATCCTTGGCATGGGAATAACTGCAGCAATAAATGAGGGCCACCTCAAGAACTGGGTTGAAACACTCGGTTTGAATAAGGTTGTTGGCTGGGTATCTGTTGCCCTTATGCTTGCAGGAATTGCCCTTATTGCATTTGGCGCAATGACCATGAATATCTTTATGCTTTTGGCTGGTGCTGCTTTGCTCGTGAGCGGTTTTGCGATAGGCACAACCACAAACAAATTTCAGAGCTGGGTTGAAACCTTGCATCTGAATGAAGTTTCCGGATGGGTGTCTACGGCAATGCTTTTGCTGGGTATCGCTCTTGTGGCTATTGGCGCTATGACGCTGAATGTCCCAATGCTTTTAGCTGGTGCGGCGCTGCTTGGCGTTGGTATAGCTTCAAAAGCAGGCGGGTTTAATTCTACGAAATCTGTTTCCGGTGGAAACCCGGCGGCACGTTCCGCTATGCCTGCAATTGCCCCCTCATCCGTTCCGCGTTTGGCGACCGGCGCAGTTATTCCCCCGAACCGTGAGTTTTTAGCGGTACTGGGTGACCAGAAGCAGGGGAACAACATTGAAGCTCCTGAATCTGCCATCGAGGCAGCGGTGGCCCGTGGCATGGCGCAGTATGGCGGTGGCAATCAGACGGCGATCCTTAAGATCGGCGAACAGGAATTGGGCCGCATTATCTTCAAGCTGAACAAGGACCAGACGCAGCGCGTCGGCATTAAAGTGACCTAAAGGCGGTGGGTATGAATTACATCAAAATTAACGGGACTTCATTTGATGTGAATGTTGCGATCTCCAAGTACAACGAAAATTTCAGCGTTCTCGATGGGGAGAACGCTGGGAGATCGAAAGACACAGGCCGAATGATCCGCGATGTTCTGGGGACGTACATTGGTCATAAGGTGACTGTTTTCCGCAGAGGGAACGATTACAGAAGCTATGATGCGTTCTGGAACTACCTCAAAGCCCATTCCGTTGACGATTCTGTTTTGCTTGAAGCTGCGGACGGCAACACAACTATTTCCTATCGCGCATATTACACCAGCGCATCGCACGATATTGAAAAGGTTGAAAACGGGGTCAATTATTGGGGAGAAATTGAAATCCATTTCATCCCAATCGCACCGCAAATCACGCGGTAAGGAGGGCATATGGATTATATTATGATTGGCCCCTACCAGTTTGACCGAGATGCATCTAAGGACGATATGCGGTTAGACTACTGCTCATCCTTTCAAGAAGTTGCATTGGATGAAAGCAGCCTTTCGTTCGATACGGTCAGCGTAGAAGTTTGTACCAAAACAATAGGCGCACAGCTTTCTGCACTCCCGAATAACACCCCAATCATTGTTTACAGAGGCGGCGAAATCAAAGCAAGATTTGTAAGCAGCGGCGTTTCCCGTATCGGGCCTGTCACTTATCAACTTACAGGGCGGTCCCCTATGGGCGCACTTACCGGAATGGTGCACACCGGCGGCATTTACACAGGCCAAACCGTGGAAGAGGTTGTAAAAGAAATCTGCGGCAATATCTCTTCGCTGATAAAAAGCGTGTATGCCGGAGTTAAACTTTACGGCTGGCTTCCTTATGCGGATGGGAAAGAACGCTCTGCACGCGACAACCTCGCACAAGTGCTTTTTGCCATTGGGGCCTATCTCCGCACAGACCTGAACGGTGTTTTGAGAATTGAACCCTTGTGGGACGGTACAGCATCACTAATTGATGTCGACCGTTCTTACACCGGAGGAACCGTGAAATACGATGCTCCCATCTCTGCCGTGACGGTAACGGAGCATCAATATGTTGCGGGAACGGAGGCAAAGGAGCTATTCTCCGGCACGGCGCAGAATGGCGATATCATTACATTCTCCGAGCCGATGCACTCCCTCTCTGCGACTGGATTCACAATCTTGGAAAGCGGCGCGAACTACGCCAAGATTTCCGCTGGCACTGGCGAACTGACCGGCAAGGCGTATATCCACAACACCCGCCTAATCACGCAGCCTGTGACGGCTGGCGCTGTGGAAAACATCAAATCAGTTACAGACGCCACGCTGATATCTCTGGTGAATTCCTACGCCGTGGCGAAGCGTCTTGCAGACTATTACCGATGCCGTGAAACCATCACAAATGACATTGTGAGTGGGCATGAGAAACCGGGCCATGTTGTAAGCATATATCATCCGTATGACAAGAAAATGGTTTCCGCGTGTATCCAGTCTCTGGACACCACCATGAGCGCGACGCTTAAAAGCAGCATGGAAGCACTGGTTGGCTTTACCCCGACACAGCCGGAGCAGGCCGAATATTTCAGTGAGCGGGTCCTGCTGACCGGATCGGGCACGTGGACGCCGCCGGAAGGCGCCGAAGCGGTGACGGCGGTCCTGATCGGAGACGGGCAGGACGGCACTGCCGGGCAGAATGGCGAAGGTGTGGTACTCACGGGCCAGACGATCCCAAACACCTGCTCCGGCTCCTTTCCCAGCGCGTCTGCCGGAAAAGGCGGCAAGGCTGGTTCTCCCGGCTCTGGCGGCAAGATTTTCCAGATCACCATGGATATCACCCCCGGCATGAGCTTTTCCTACGCCACCAGCCAGAACGGCGAGGCCGTATTCGGAAGCCACTCCAGCGCGGAAGGCTCTGCGTCACCCAATGGCTACTACGATGATGTCACTGGGAAAACCTATGCCCGGCAGGGTGCTGTTGGCTATGATGGCGGTGACGGCGGCGCTCCCGGCAAATCCGGCAGGTCTGTGGCTGGCTACAAGGGCGGCTACGGCTCTCAAGCGAAGGAATACACCATGAGGATGACCGAGGACAACATCCGTTATACGCAGACCTTCAAGCATCAGGGCATCGGCGGCCCCGGCGCGGCCATGGGGGCAGAAGTCACATGGGAACCGTCCCGCTTTTCGGTCGGCATGCCGACGTTTATTCCTAATATCAGCATAAACGGCAACGCACCCGGCGCATCGGCCGTCCCCGGAGCTGACGGTGAAAACTACGGTGATGGTGGCGGAGCCGGACACGGTGGCGGCGGCGCTGGCGGAATCGGCAGTTGCAGCATCTCTATGTCACCCACACCCCCGTCCACGCAACATCAGGTGCTTAACTTCTCCGGCGATTTGCAGCACGGCGGCTCCGGCAGCTCCGGCGGCAAGGGAAAGCCCGGCTGCATCATCCTGTTTTACGGGAAGAAGAAAACCATCAAATCCGGGCCGTTGGTACAGAAAGGCGGCGGATTATTCTTTGACCGCCTAAACAAACTTTTCATCGTGTGAGGTGATTCCAATGACGATTGAACAGAGAGTCGCAGTTTTGGAGGGGATCTTCGCCAAGCTGCAAGACTATTACACATCCGCCTACTCCGGTGAGGAGATCGATGCGCGGCTGGTGTCCGCCGGTGTGCCTATCGGCATTACCAAGGAATACAAGAGCGTGGCCGAGATGAACCAGGACTTCGCCGGTACGGACGTCCAACGCGGCCAGTTCGTCCTGATCCTGCCGGACAGCACGGCCTCCGCGGACTACGGCAAGGTGTACCTCAAGGGCACGGCCAACTGGGTGTATACCTTCACGTTGACCTCGCTGACGTCTATCAAAGGTCCTATTGGCCCTCCCGGAAAAAATGGCGTCAAGGGCGATCCCGGCGAGGCCGGTTCCAGCTTCGCCATTCTTGGCTACTTTGATACGCTGGACGCCCTCAAGGCAGCCGTCCCCAATCCCAAGGCTGGTGACGTGTACGGCGTGGGCACTGAGCCTCCGTACAACATCTACATCTGGGACACCGTCCACGGCAAGTGGGTGGCCAACGGCAACCTGCAAGGCCCGCAGGGCAAGCAGGGCATCCAAGGCCCCGAAGGAAAGCAGGGGCCGGAGGGCAAGCAAGGCCCGGAAGGCCCTGTTGGCGGCTCCAGCAACTTCGTCCGCTACGATGAAGCTCAGAGCCTCACCGACGAGCAGAAAGCGCAAGCCCGGACGAACATCGGGGCGGACACCGTGCAGGGTGCCGTGCTCTACACGCCGCAGACGCTCAGTAACGGCCAGAAGACGCAAGCGAGGGGAAACATTTCTGCGTTAAATGGACAGTTTTTACTTGTAGGAAGTGCTGGGGGGCAAATCGGATGGTATCGAATCACGAAACCTTTCGCTTCTTCCAGCACGAGCGGGTATCTCACAGTATCCCACGCATGGGCGTCCGGAGGCCCGTCTGAGTTGCTCTTAGGCGTATCTACGAGTCCCGACAAGCATGGGCAACTCCAATGTTTGAGAGGCGGTGGGCAAAGCAATAGCGTTCCATATATTTCCAATGTGCGGCTTGTTAAATTTGATAGGACATATGCTTTAGATCTCTACGTATCGGGAACGGGCAAAAATGACTGGGACTTGCAAATCTGCAATTGCGGACACAATCCGATTACACTGACTACTCCGACATTTATTTCCGCAGATGATACGCTACCAAGCGGAGAGACCCTTGAGGCCGTGATGGAGTACCAAAACCCGCCTATGTTACTTGGTGTGGAATACAAAACCACGGAGCGGTTCTTTGGAAGGCCGGTATATTACAAAATCGTTGATTGTGGACAGATTGCGGACAATAAACAAGTGGAGCACGGAATTGTGAATATGCGGGATTGCATATCTTTCCAAGGATTGCGTGGCGGTATGCCAATGCCCAGCATTTCCAACAATAATTTGTCGGACCCATGGAGCTACTACGTTGCTGATGTTGATCGTACAAAAATCACACTTGCGTGCGGCACAAGCGCGGCAGGAGGCAACTGCCATGTAATGCTCAAATACACCAAGACCACGAACTAAGGAGGAAACACCATGAAAGTTATCAAATACCAGCTCTGTACCAAGGTTGACCACGGCACGGAGGATGAGCCGAAGATTGAGCAAGTTTTCTCCGCCATCACACTTGGATGGAGTGAGGCCAACGAAAAAATTGCCCAGGCGGAAGCCCACAATGGCGAGTATACCATTGAGGATGATGGTGAGCCGGAGCCTGCACCCACCCAGATTGACCGCATCGAGGCCCAAGTGGCGTATACGGCTCTGATGACTGACACTCTAATGGAAAGTGAGGGTTAATCCATGAAAGAGAAAATCGCAAAGTGGTACAAGCAGAGGTTGTGGACAAAGGCCATGGTCAAGAACGCCGTGAAGAAAGGCGTGTTGACCGCTGAGGATTACGCGGAAATTGTAGGAGAAGCGTATGAATAACACTTGCATCTGCTGTGGGGCTATTATCCCGGAGGGGCGGCAGGTCTGCCCCATCTGTGAGCGGCAGTGGCCCCGGTTTTAACTGCACGATATCAAGTCGGACTTTGACTTGCACGATATCAAGTCGGACCTAATCTGCAACATTAGGAGGCAGCATGACAGAGACGATCGTATGCGCCCTCATCACCGGAGGGCTGACGCTGATGGGCGTTTTGATCGCAAACAGCAAGCAGCAGGCGATTACGGATACCAAGCTGGACGAGCTGACCCGCGAGGTGCGGGAGCACAACAGCTTCGCCCAGCGGGTGCCGGTAATCGAGGAACAGATCAAAGTAATCAACCACCGGATCGAGGATCTGGAGCATATCAGTGAACGCTGAAAGGAGAACACTATGGAAAACATCAAGAAACGGCTGGGCAATCTGCTTGCGGTGAAGTCTCTGGTGACCATCACCCTGACAGTGGTATTCGCGGTGCTGGCCCTGCGGGGTGACATTTCCGGGACGGAGTTTCTCACCATTTTTACCACGGTGATCGCGTTTTATTTCGGCACCCAGCGGGTGGCCGAGGACAAAAACGGTTGATTCATCAACCGAAAAGTTGAAAGGGGACATATTATGAACAAGATCTTCGAGAACATCATCAACGAAGGCAAGAAGAACGGCAAGACCATCGAGGCTGTCAACGCCGAGTTGAAAGCGGCGAGGGCCAACTTCCACCTGAATCCGGACGGCGGCGTGGCCGGTTGGACGGAACAGGAGATGAAGGAGGGCTTCATCCCTGCGGAGAAGGAACCCGCCGACGTGCGTCATCTGCATGATTATATGCGGTACGATGTCACGAAGGCCGGTCAGACCGTGCGGGTGGAGACCCCGGAGGGCACCTACAATATTACGTGGGACGAGGGCGGTCATCCTGAGAAGGCCGTGCGGGTGTGACCACCGAAAGGAGGGACACTATGAACGCTTTACACATCAAAAATACGGTGTTGGCGGTGCTGGCTGCGGCTGGCTCTGCCATCGCGCAGGCTCTGGGGGGCTGGGATATGGCGCTGAAAGTGCTGATCTGTTTCATGGTGCTGGACTACGCCACCGGCTGGATGGTAGCGGCCATCTGGCATAAGTCCAGCAAGAGCGGCACTGGGGCGTTGAGTTCCGACGCCGGGTTCAAAGGGCTGGCGAAGAAGTGCGTCATGTTGGCGCTGGTATGGATGGGGGCATTATTGGATCAGGCCACATCCAGCGATTTTGTTCGGGACGCAGTGTGTATGTTTTTCATCGCAAACGAGGGCCTGTCGATTTTGGAGAATACGGCAGTGATGGGGGTTCCCTACCCCGCCTTCATCAAGAATATGCTGGATACCATTCGTCAGGCCAGCGATCAGGGGAAACAGAATTCGGAGGCTCACACATGAGCACGAGAGCGGGCACCGTCCCGCTCTCCGATCTCCAATTTTTGAAGATCTATTTCAACCGGAAGCGTCTCCGCTCCACCACGGCCAACCTGAAGAAGATGCTGGCGGAGGCGGGCGGGGACGCTATCTGCAATGGTTCCATTTTTCTGCGGAATCAGCAGCCCGCCTGCCACCTGAAAGCAGACGGTAAGGTCTACAAGGCCCCCAATTACCGGGCGTGGGCCATCAGCTGGGACACCCCGGCGGACTTCGGCGTGAAAACTGTGCCCAACGGGGACCGGAATTACATGGAGTGCGTCCACCTCATCATCGGCGGGAAGAAGATCAACCCTATCCACTGCGGAGCGGATATGCGCTACCGCGCTCCACGGACGGCCATCGGCACCAAGAACGGGCGGTTTGCCTACTATGTGAGCAAGGCCCGGCGGTCGCCGGAACAGCTCCGTAACCTGCTGGCTGCGTCCGGCTGGGACAACGCCATTATGATGGACGGTGGCGGGTCTACCTGCTTCATGGATTCGACAGGCAAGGGCTTTACCGGGGACGGACGGGTAATCCCGTTCTTCCTCGTCTGGAAACTGAAAAGCGGGGACGCATTTGAACCGGAAGGAGAGAAACCTATGGTAGAGATCAACGCCTATTCCAAGGCGATGGACGGCAACAAGAAGCTGTCCACCCATTTTAGAGTGAAAGAATTTGCCTGCAAGGACGGCTCCGATGCCGTGCTGGTAGCCCCCCGGCTGGTGATGGTTTTGCAGACCATCCGCGCCCATTTTGATGCGCCTGTGGTGATACACAGTGGCTACCGGACGCCGCAGTATAATACCAAGGTCGGCGGCGTGGCCCACAGCCAGCACTGCTACGGCACGGCTGCGGACATCGTGGTCAGGGGGCAGACGCCGGCGGCGGTAGCGGCCTACGCCCGGAAGATTATGCCGGACTGGGGTGGCGTGGGGATTTATGGCAGCTTTTGCCATATCGACGTCCGGGAAGCCAAAGCGGACTGGAAGGAATAAAACCGAAAGGAGGGCACAGATGATGGCAACATCCACGCGGGAAACCCGCGCTCTGCAAGTCTGGACACACCATGAACAAGACGCACCAGGAAATCCGGGCGCTGTTGTCATCTATGGCGCCCATGAGAGCGGAGCAGGCCGTCAGGCTGGTGGCTCTGCCCCCTGACGAGGAAACGGCGGTTCTGGCGGTGGACGTCCACGGCCAAAGCTGCCTCCAAACGGCGGAGCGGCTGCATGTGAGCGTGGACACCGTAAAGCGGCTACGGCGCTCTGCTTACCGAAAATTGCAAGACGAAATCTATACTACACGTTGAGAGACGCGGTTCAATTTGAACCGCGTCTTTTTTTGCGCACTTTTCTGCCTTTTTCCTGCCACTTTGAATGGAGGGTTTTGGCTTACTATGAAAGTAGAGCAAGGGAGGGGTTCTCCGTGATTACAACTGGTAGAGAATACATTGACCGTCTGCAGGCGTGCGGAATGAGCGAATCCAGCGCCACAGATATTTGTTATAAATACGCGGCACAAGATGATGAAAAAGGACTGGCTGAATTGGTGAGAGCAAACGAATTGCTCTACGATGACCGCCGGGAATATGTATAAGTATTTCAACCCCAACCCCTGCGGGAAAAATGTGGGGGACTGTACCGTGCGGGCAATCGTCAAGGCTACCGGCAAGGATTGGGGCGAAATTTATTTGCGGCTCTGTATCCAAGGGTATCTGGATGGTGATATGCCGTCGGCTAACGCTTGTTGGGGGAGGTATCTCCGCAGCATCGGATACCGGCGGTACATCGTGCCGGACACCTGCCCGGACTGTTACACGGTGGGCCAATTTGCGGAGGATCACCCAGCGGGCACCTATATTTTGGCGCTGTCCGGCCATGTGGCCTGCGTCTGCGACGGCGTGATCTGGGACAGCTGGGACAGCAGCAATGAGACAATCTTATATTACTGGGTCAAGGAGGATGATTGACATGGCATACACACCTTACGGCTGGCAAAATCCCTATTACGCACCGCCTATGCAGGACAATCTGATGCAGATGCGCCAGCAGTTTCAGCCGCCAGCACCGGCCCCGCAGCAGGGGATGATCTGGGTGCAGGGGGAGACCGGTGCTAAGAGCTACATGGTGGCCAACGGAAACACGGTGCCCCTGTGGGACAGCGAGAACCAGACGGTGTACATCAAGTCGGTGGACGCAGCGGGGATGCCATCGATGCGTATCCTGGATTACACCGAGCGCACGGCAGTCACCAGAGCACCACAAGCCCCGGCGGTGGAGTATGTGCCAAGGAGCGAGTTTGACGCCCTGGCCGCCCAGGTGGCGGCGCTGAAGAAGGAAAAGGAGGAGCAGAATGGCTAACCCCTTATTTCAGGCCCTTGGCGGGCAGATGCCCGGCCCCATGGGGCAGTTCCAACGGATGATGCAGCAGTTCCAACAGTTCAAGGCAGGCTTTCAGGGCGACCCGCAACAGGAGGTACAGAAGTTGCTGCAGAGCGGAAAAATGAGCCAGCAGCAGCTGAACCAGCTGCAAGAAATGGCGAAGCAGTTTCAAAGTTTGCTTAAATAAGCAAACAAAAAGCAAAATTTAAGCAAGCATCTAAGCAAGGTATTTGATAAATCATTAGGTGAATCAACATCGTGGCCACGATTTGATTGATAAAATTTTGAAAGGAGAGATATTATGTCTCTATCTGACGGTATGCCGACGATGACCATGCCTGTGGCTCCCGCCAACACCTCCGGCAGCGGAAACGGCTTTGGTTGGGGCGGTGACGGTGCATGGTGGATCATTATCCTGTTTTTGTTTGTTTTTTGCGGCTGGGGCGGCAACGGCTGGGGCAACAACGGCGGCAATGGAGGCGGCGTGGTCGACGGCTATGTGTTGACCTCTGACTTTGCCAATGTCGAGCGCAAGATCGACAGTGTAAATCAGGGTCTTTGCGACGGATTTTACCAGCAAGCGCAGCTTGCCAACGGCACTAACATGGCGATGGCAAACGGCTTTGCACAGGCCGAGCTTTCCCGCAGCAACCAGCAGGCGGCTCTCATGCAGCAGTTGACTTCCATGCAGATGCAGGCCCAGCAGTGCTGCTGCGACCAGCGGGCCGACACGGCACAGCTCCGGTATGACATGGCTACGCAGGGCTGCGACACCCGCAACACCATCCAGACCGCAACGCGGGACATCATCGACAACGCCAACAGCAACAGCCGCGCAATCCTCGACTTTTTGACCCAGAGCAAGCTGCAGGATCTCCAGAGCGCCAATCAGGAGCTTCGTCTGGCTGCCTCTCAGGCCGCCCAGAACAACTATCTGATCTCCCAGCTCCGGCCCACGCCCATCCCGGCGTACCAGTCCTGCAACCCTTGGGCGGCAGGCACGTACAACGGCTGCGGTGGCTGCGGCTGCTGACAACTGCACAACGTAGCTTCCCGGCGGCATGACCGGGATGATCGGCCCCATGCCGATACTGACAACAACGCGGCGGGGCAATAGCCCCGCCGCTGTTACATGAAAGGATTGATTTTATGGCTGAGTATACTAACTCCAATATTGTTGAGGTCGCGGCAGGCCAAAATGTGCCGCTGACTGAGACATCGGTCAACAGCAAGCCCTGCATCGTGCACCGTGAGGGCGCGGGCATTGTGACCCTGCGGGGCCTCACCAACCAGTGCAAGGCCCGTTTCCGGGTGACGTTTGGCGGCAACATTGCTATCCCCACCGGCGGCACGGTGGAGGCCATTACCGCCGCGCTTGCTATCAACGGTGAGCCGCTGACCAGCGCCACGGCTACCGTAACCCCGGCGGCGGTGGAGAACTATTTTAACATTTTTGTCAGCGCCATTGTGGAGGTGCCTCGGGGCTGCTGCCTGACGGTGGCCATGGAAAATACCAGCACACAGGCGATTAACTTTGCCAACTCCAACCTGACTGTTGACCGTGTGTCGTGAAAGGAGACGGACTATGCGAGATTATGATGATCTGCGGGAGATGCTGTGCAAGGAATTGGACGATCTCTACGATGAAACTGCTAAGAAGGGCGGCGTAAATGCTGCTGATCTGGATGCCATCCGGGATATTACCAGTGCCATTAAAAACACCTACAAAATTGAGATGTTTGAGGGCGGCGACTACTCCCGTGATGGAGACTGGGGCGCCAGCATCCGGGGCACCTATGGCCGGGGGAATTCCTATGCGCGGCGCGGCACCCATTATGTGCGGGGCCACTACAGCCGTGGGAATAGTCAGGAGCGGATGCGCATGCAACTGGAGGACATGATGCGGGAGGCTGATACTGACGCTGCCCGCGATGCAATCCGCCGCTGCATGGATGCTCTTGGAGACTAAAGGGGGTATGCCCCCATGGTCGACGAACGCGAACTGTCGTTATGGATTAGCCGGTTAGAAACAGAGGAGTCCAGCTGGGCAAACTATGAAAAGCTGGCGGCGCTGTATATTATCCAAAACCAGAACCGGGAACCGATAAGGGAAAGCCGTATGGTTGAGGCGTATTCTGAGGCCCCCGCGCCTGACAGCGATTTCCTCCGGGCGGTGTCTAACGTTGACCCGGTCCGTGCGTGGGAGGTCATGGACGAGCTGATGGACAGCTTGAAAGTGGTCAACGAGCGGGTTTATAATAGCGTCATGCGGAAATTGGAAGCGTTTTAAAAACGTCCCCCGCCTGTATAGGCGGGGGACGTTTTCCCCAGTAAAAATAGCGATATTGCAGATGAAATTACAGATGAAAATTGAAAACCATTGAAATTACAAGGATTATAAGCGTATAAACAGGGGTTCGATTCCCCTCGGCTCCACCAAATGAGAAAACCGAGAAGCCTCAATGGTTTCCCGGTTTTTCTTTTATTTTCAATAGTCTCAGCGATTTGGAAAATCACAACGCTTGTAAAAAAATTACATGAAAAGACGTTATCTGCAAATCAAATTACAGATGAATTACAGATGAAATGCGCAAAAATTAAGAGAGATGCAGCAGCTCTTCAAAGCGCTGGTCGATCTCTTCGGAATACTTTTTCTGCTCTTCCTGAATGGTATGCTGGTAGACGGTTTTCAGCATATTGTCCGTTGCGTGGCCTATGCGTTCCTGAGCGTATTTATTAGGGACACCGATTGCCAGCATGACAGAGGCGTTCATGTGCCGCAGATCGTGAAAGCGGAAATGGGGGACTTTTGCCTTTTCACAAATACGTTCAAAGCCGTTATACATGGCGTGACCGGACAGGTTTACAATGTGTTCTTTGGAATGATCCTGCGCCTGAATCAGCGCGGCGAGATATGGGGGCAGATGCAGGGCACGGGTTCCACTGAACGTTTTCGTCCCTTTTTCGACAGGGCCAGCTTCGCCCTGGACGATAGCCCGTTTGACGGAAATATATTCGCCGTTGATATCTTCCCATTTCAGGCCCCGTATTTCAGAAGCACGTAAGCCCAGCCAGACGGCCAGCATGATCGGCAGCTCGTATTTTGTGCCTTTTGCCGCGTCAAATATGGCGGACAGCTCTGCTTCAGTTGGGATCGATATTTCCGTTTTCACCTTTTGAGGAAGGGTGGTGTGGAGAACCATTTCCGGGCGGTAGGCTCCGATAACGGCGCTTAACAGGCCGTGAGCGTTGGAGACGGTTTTTGGCTTCTTCCCTTGCTTGGCAAGCTGGTTCACCCACCGCTGCACTTGCTCCTGCGTGAGGTTGGCCAGCGGATACCCAGCGATAGGTTCAAGTAAATTCTTCTGGATGCGCCTGTATCCGGCAATGGTGGCCGGGGACAGTACGGCGCTCTTGCTGTCGATGTAGCGATCCAGTGCTTGCGTGACGGATAACGATTGGCTGAACCGCGCGGCCTTGGCTCCTGACTTGATGGCAGCAGCTTCCTTCTCCGCGTCCCGCTTGGTCGGAGCCGTGATAGACAAGCGCTTGCCGCCCACCATGACATTCACATACCATGAGCCGGACGGCAGTTTTACCGCCTTCGGTATTTTCATATTATCCCCTCCAAAATCCGTAATTGGCGCAGCGAATATCTACCCACACGCGCCAGGCGAAGAGACCGACGATCAATAGTGACAAACCGAGTATGATCCACCTGTATAGTTTTACGGAATGACGTAGGTTGTTCAGCTCCGTCTCCATCAGGCCGATGGTCAGCCGCTTATTTTCAAGGCGGTGTTCCAGCCCATCCTTTTCCGCCTGCAAGGTTTCTTCCGTGGCGGTACAGTGATCGCCAATACTAAAAAATGCGTCCAAAGACACCCCCAGTGCCGCACAGATACCAGCTGTGGTATAAAGGGCCGGGGATTTGGACGCATGGGCGAAGAAATTATTAACGGTGGAGAGGGGGACGCCGGAAGCATCAGCAATGTCCTGGGCCGTCATGCCCAGCGCGTTCTTTTTTTCTCTGCATAATTCCTGAATCGTCAAAAAAATACCCCCTCCTGCATAATCAGACAAGATATGGACAGGCAGAGTACCAATTTTGGTTTTGTAAGAATTTGTCGGAAGGTGTCGAATACCCAAATTTGAAAATTGCTCTACCTACCCTGTTTCTGTTACAGTTGCATCACGGCAAGCCAATCCCCCCAAGGCTTGCCCTCCGGCCCCCGCCGTTTGTTGCAGAGGCGGCGGGGGCTTTCTATTTATTTAATCCCAATCCATTTACCGATCTTCTGTTGCCGACCGGCTTTCGTTGTGGGGATTCCGGTAACCTTGGAAAATTTCCGCTTCGCCTTGGTAATACCGAGTGCGCGTTTCCAGCTAAAAGACAATCCGGGGATCTTTAGCTTTGACATAGTGGCCTCCTTCACAAAATAGTGTCCTGTTTATCGGACAGTTAAAATATACGCACATATTTTTGTGCAAATGCGCATTGAAACGCTGGACCATAAATAATATGCTTAGAACATTGGTTGAACAAGTGTACGAATGGGAGGAGCGCAAAACATTATGTTGTATGATATTGAAAATCAGAGTACAATAAATGTCGAGGGCGGCATTGAAATTGTCCGGGAAGAGTTGTTGTCTGCCGCCATGGCGCTCCCATATGAAGAAAAGGTACAGCTTTTAAAATTTATTGAAGGAGGAACAGTCAATGAAAGAGGCTATGATTGCATGGTACAGAGACGCCAAAATGGTTGACGCTGTGAACCGCTGCATGGACGCAATCTGTGCGTCTGGCCTTTCCGCAGATGGCGCAAAATATCTTCCGGCTTGTCTGGATCAGGCCATTCGTGCCAGCAATCAGGTTGCTGCTCAAAATACGCAATTCCACGCTGTCCATGTAAGCGTGAAAGAAACCGATGGCGGGTATGATGTTACGCCTTTTGAGTTAAGATTTGTTCGATAGCCGCCGATGGAGATTGTTTAATTACCATATGAAAAGGAGATTTATTATGAGAAGAGAAGATTTGCAATCTATTGCCGTTTCATGCTTTGGGAACTATTACAGCGTAAAAATTGGCGACGTTGAGATTAGCAATGTCAAAGCGTATTGTTTGGAGCAAAACAGCGATGGCAGTGTTCGCTTGACGCTCAATCTTGATTGTTGCTTCGCAGATACTCAGGTGGCCTTAAATCAGCCAGCCAATTAAAGCGGACGCAATAGCCCCCGTTATCCACGAGTTTCGTTCCATACAAGCACCGAATTTACTTAACAACCCCTGCTTTGGCATTTCTTGCCCTGCGAGGATCTTTTCCAAAACAGAAATGATCTCTTGCAAGGCTTCCTTATCGTCCCCGCAATCCCGTTCGGCACGTTCTTTCATCTCTTGGATAGCAAAAGAAACAGAATTGTTATTACCAATTACCGAGTTTGTAACGGTGCCGATATTAAAAATTGTCTGCGATTGATGAGAAGGATTTTCCCGGATAGGCGTTTTCTGATAGTACACGTTTAGAAAATTTTCGGTACCGCTATGGTATTCTGTTGAAATTTCGGAAACATATACCGTTTTTCCGTCAGGAAAAGTCAGGGCGTCGCCTTCTTTTATATCGACCGTCGGGAGAAAATTGATGGTATCTTTCCCGCGCATGTTATCGAAATTTGG